GAAGGCGCGCACCCGCTCCAGGTCCTCGGACTTGATCACGTCTTCCAGGGGGAAGTGCGGGATATCGTAATAGCGCATCTGGCGCTTCTTGTGCTGGTTCTGGTTGGCGGGGCCGCCGCGCGGCTGCTGGGGGATGATGTTCAAAGTGCCGTTGCTGATTTCCACCGCCACCTTGGAGCTGGTCACGCCCTGGAAGGGAAACAGGCCCAGGTCGTTGAGCCGGCCGTAGACGTTGGGGATGACGTTGATGCTGTCGGTCAGCGCCACCAGGCTAAAGGCGTCGTTGTTGACCATATCGAGGATGAAAGTATCCATTGGGCTTAAGCCTCCTCGCGGGTGATGATGCCCTGGGCCTCGAGCTGGGCCAGGGCGGCGTTTTTCTGGTCGCTGGTGGCGCCGGCGGGCCAGACCAGCTTGCTGGGGGCGATGGTGGCATGCCGCACCAGGGCCACGCCCACGGCGTCCACGCCATTGGGGGCGGTGATGCCGGCCAGCAAGATGCCGGCGGCCTCCTGGCTGCCGTCCACGGCCGCGAAGTCGATGGCCTTGGCCTTGCCGGAGCCGGCGGGGATGGTGACCGTGAAAGCGTCACCCACCACGAAGTCGGCCACGCCGTCGGCGATGGTCAGGTTGAGGTGCTCGGAGACGTAGGCCACGCCCACGTACAGGTCGTTGCCCAGGCGGTTGCCCTCGGGGTCCACCACCTTGAAAATGCCGCCGTTGCCGGGCACAGCCGCCACCGCGATGGTGAAAGAGTCGCCAGAGGCAAAGTCCTGGTTGCCATCGGCGATGGTGAAGGTCAAGCCGCCGGTGGCGAACTGGGCGCCCACGGTGGCCACCCCTACCTCGACGCCATCGGGATCGGAGACCAGGAACTTACCCAGGTCGGCGGCGGGCTCGATGCACACGGCATGGTAAACGCCGACCTTGGCGCCGGCGCCCACGGCGGGGGCGGCGGTAATGGTGCCGTTGCCGGCATTGCCAGCCACGGCGGCCCCGACGGCAGCACCGGGGGTGGGGGCCGCTATGGCCGTGCAGGTCAGGCGGTACACGCCCAGCTTGGCCTTGTGCCCCAGGGTCACCGCGCCGACCGCGCCGGTGCCGGTGTTGCCGGCCACGGCCGCCGCCACCGGCGCGCCCTTGGTGATGCAGGCCAACACGGTGCCGATGGCCAGCACCCGGTCAGTGCCGGCCCCCGCCAGGATGGTCAGGGCCTCGCGGCTGTAGCGGCCGTCGGCCTCCGCCTTGACGATATCGCCGGCGTAGTAGCGCTCGGTTTGCAGCAACATCTAGCGCGCTCCCTTCTGGAGGCCGCCCACGCGGCTGGCCATGATATCGGTCATGAGACTGCCGGCGGCGGCCTTGGCCTGGGGGGCGTCCGGGCTGCCGATATCGGGGTCCTTGAGCTGTCCCATGGCGGTGGCCAAAATACCGCCGTTGGCCTTGGGGGTGGCGGCCAGGGCCACGGCCACGGCCTCGGCGGTCATGTCGGACTGCAAGGCCAGGGCCTGGGCCACGGCCTCGCGGCCCTTGGCCTCGGGGTGGTTGAGGATCGCCGCGATGCGCGCGCGCTCGGCCGTGGCGCCGGCTTTGGTTCCCTCGGCCCGAGCCGCGTCCAAAGCGGCGGCATGGTCCTGGGCGGTGGCCTGATCGCTGGCCGGCTGGGCCTGGGCTCCGCCGGCCGCCTGTTCGATTGCCTTCGTCATGTCTTTTGCTCCCGTGGTGGGGTGGTGATTGCGAGTGACGGCCGGCGTGGCCTGGCCACCCGAGGGTTGCATTTGCGGCTCAGCCGCCAGCAGCGCGGCGGCCTTGGTCACCAGGGTTTGGCCGGCGCCGGCGGGCTCCAGGATGGCATCGGCAAAGCCGGCTTGCACGGCGGCCGGCCCGAACAACAGGCCGGCCTCGGTATCCCGCACCGCCTGGGGCTTGATGCCCCGGTTGCGGGCCACCAGGGCCACGAATTGCTCACCCATGCGGTCCACTTCCGGCTGCGCCCAGTCCAGGGCTTCCTTGCTGATGGGAAAGTGGGGGTTGAAATCGTTCTTGCGCGCGCCGAACTGGATCACCGTGTAGCGCAGGCCCAGGGCCTTATCCTGCTGGGATTGGTCCAGGGCCTGCCAGATAACCCCCACCGAACCCACGTGGCCGCCTTCGGTCAGCAGCACGCGGCTGGTGGCGCTGGCCAGGGCAAAGGCCGCCGAGCAAGCGCTTTCGTTGACCAAGGCCCAGATGGGCTTGGCGCCGCGCGAGTTATAGATTTTGTCGGCCAGGGAAAAGCAGCCGGCGGCCTCCCCGCCGGGGCTGTCCAGGTCCAACAAGGTGCCACGCACCCGGGGGTCGGCCTGGGCCGCGTCCAGGCGGCGCTCGATCTCCACATAGGACAAGAGGCCCGAATCCGCGTCCACCCCGCCGTGGCGGTGCACCAGCTCACCGGTGATGGAGATCACCGCTATGCCCTCGTCGGTGATGGTGCCGCAGCTACAGCCAAAGGGCCTGTCATCCTGGGCCAGGGCTTTGACCTCGGGGTCTTGGCGGCGGGCCTCCAGTTTTTCCAGGCGGTCACCGGAGGCTGGGGCCTGGCCCTGCATGCGCCCCAGCAGGTAATTGGTGATGGGCAGGAGACTGCCGGGCTCGATCAACAGCGGCTTGTTGAAAATGTGGGCCGCGATGCGCGCATATTTCATGGCTTGTCCTCTGCGGCTTACTCGCCGTCGTTGTCCTCGGTGCCGTCGCTGTTGTCGCCGTTGTTGTTCCCGGGGCTCTTGCCGCCGCCCGAGCCGGGGCTGTCATTGCTGGGGGCGCCGTTGCCGGTCAGCCAGGCGTTGTCCGGCATGGGGCCTAGACCGGCATCGGTCAGCAACTTTTGCTCGTACTTGAGTTGCTCCACCACCTCTTCCAGCACCAGGCCGCGCTTGGCCAGCTCGTCTTGCAGGGTGGAGCGCTTTCCCGCGATGCGCAGGTTGGCGCCCTGCTCTTCCTTCACCGGGTCGATTGACCCGCGCCCGGCGCCGATCCACATGGCCCGGCAATTAGCCTGGCGGTGCTCGTAGAAATCCGGGGCTTCCACCTCGCCCAGGTCCACGGCCTCTTCCAGCCAGCACTCGTAAGCCGGCTGGCACCAATAGGTGGCCAGCCATTCCCGCCGGCCCAGGAAGAAACGCCATGCCTCCAGGAGCGCCGCGCGGGCGCTGGAATAGTTGCTCTTCTGGAAGTTTTTCAGCAGCAGCTCGGGGGGCAGGTTGAAGCCCGTGCCGATGATGCTGTACAGGGCCTCCATGACCGGGGCGAAGGTGCCGCCGGGCCGGCCGGGCATGTGGCTGGTGGCCTTCTCGCCCGGTTGCAGGGCATAGATGCCACCTGCGCGCAGGGCGGCCCGCGCCACCTTGGTGCGGGCGTCGAGAGTTTCCAGCAGATTCTTGTCGTCGGTGCCGAATAGGTCCATGAGCCCGTCTTGACCCAAGGGGGTCTCGATAAACAGGGCGATCATGGCGTTGACGATGGCCGATTGCAGCTCCGTCTGCATGAATTTGTCCATCATGCGGAACTGCGGCATGATGGCGCTGATGATGGGCACCCCCCGGGTCTGGCCGGGGCGGGTCTTGTCGCGGGCGTAGATCACCCGGGGCCGTCCCCAGGGGGTGCGGGCCGGTATGCGCTCCCAGTCGAACAACAGGGTCGAGCCCGTGAACTGCACGGTGCCGTTGGGGCCGCTGGCCCGCCGGCGGTCCCACAGGCCCCGCAGGCCCAGGCCACCACTAAGGGCCAAATCGCCGGGGTGAATCTTGCGGATGTTGTAGGCCACCGCCGCGCCGTAGGTGTCGATCTCTACGCCGCCGCGCATCCAATCGGTGTTGGCCACGCCCAGGGGGTTGCTGAGGCGGTCGGCCTCCACCGCCTGAAAGCAGGTGGCATACTTGGGGTTGCGCCCGGGCAGCCAACGAGGGATCACCAGGGCCTCGCCGTTGGCCATGGCCGAGCCGAAGACCAGGGCGGTCATGCC